ACTTCTAAGGATGATGAAGCAGATACAATGGAATACTTTGAGAAGTTAGCTAACGGATAAGGCCGGGCACGCCACTCGATGTCAAACTAGTCCCTGATCAAATCGAGAAACGTCCATACCCCTCTAGGCGCCTGCGAGAGGGGTATTTTTTTATGCTCAAGAATTTCGATATCCCCTAACAATTTACCTTCCAATCCCAGTGTTATTAATATGCATTTGAAATTTTGACATATCCATATCGACCAGATTTGTGTTATTTACATTGACGTACTTATCCCCCATTCTATTATTAGTATTCTGCAAATTCACCGAGGGCATAGAATGATACCGATCATCTGTGTCGCGTTTAAGTACAAGATCCCATGCCTTCTTGAAACTTGCTTCAGACGCGAACGGGTTGGTTGACATAAAATCTGCAAGCTTCTTTTCATTTTCTTGTATTCTTAATTGATATTGCTTTTCTTCCTCATCTAATTTTTTTCCTGCTTTGGTTCTCTCTAGAACATTGATCTTGTATAGATCTTTAGCTTGCGACCCAAAGAGGTCGGCAACGTTTATGCCTGCTCCAAATTCCTCCTGAACATCCTTGGCCAAATCCACCCCAGCTTGCAATGCCATTGCATCCATGCCTTCTTCACCTTGGGTTGGATCGTAATCTTTAAGGCGGTTTTCATCATCCTCCGTTAATTCAATCTGTGGTGGTGGTTCGTCTTTTATCCCCAACAGTTTTCTAGCAAGTTGTTCTTGTCCCCATTTCAGCGAGTCTAATATACCATCCCATGCGGAAGTAATATCGTTTACAGTGACTTCAAATGCTGCTGCAAAGTCATTCCACGATGCCAGTTTTATCCTCCCATCTGATGTTAGGAATGGAAAGACCTTCAAATCAAGGGTCTTTGACAGGTCTTCAATAAAATTCTCAATCTGATCGACAAAATGCATAAAAAATTTATCCTTCCACGTTTGGGGAATAAACATCGCTAAGGTTTCTGCCGGAATTTTAAATAATTCTATATAGAAAACTGCAGCTGCAGTAGCGAGCGCCTCATACCATTTCTTCTCGTATTCATTCCTTTCCATATCGAATGCTTTTTTAGCTCTTGCTAATGCGACAGTAGCTGTGACTGCCCCAGCGGCAAGTACAGCACCTACCCCCGCACCGCCACCGAGCAATGCACCTAGACCTGTCAATACCTTAGTACCTTTCCCAATTGCACCAGCGATACCCGTCCATCCAGCTTTAAATGCTATGAGTGCGACCATCATCGTACCTGTCGGCAGAAACATCGCAGCTAAACCAGTAATTACTAATTTATTATCTCCAACTAATTTTGCAAAATTATCCCAAGTAGGTTTGTCAATAAATGTTATCAAATCGTCTAAAAAGTTCAGTATCTTTCCACCCAACCATTTACTAAAAGGTAGTAAATAATCATTCCATATCTTTTTCATCGTTGTCCATATTTTGTCCAACGTAGCTGCTCCATGTTTTATAATCCATTCTCTTATTTTTTTCCATGTCTCACTTTCTAAAAATTTTGCAAGTGCGAAAAATCCGATAGCCCATGCCCCGGCCGCTAAACCAGTTTTTACACCCGTACCTAATTTACCAAAAACTTTCGTCAGACCCCCTATTTGTTTCTTAAATATATCTCCTAGTTTTCCAAAACGCTTGTTTGCAGCAGTGTTTGTCTCTTTGGTTGTTTCCTCTATTGTCGATTTAGGGGTTGAAGGTGTGTCCTCGTGGAGTTTATTTTGGTCATCTTTGCCCCCAACTATTGCGACATGCAAATCATGGATTGCCTCAGTTGTTTCACTTTGTTTATCTATCTGTGCTTCGGCCGAAGCAATGAGCTCATTTTCAGAGCTAGCCTGTTCATCAAGAGGTTTTTTCTGTTTCTTTAGTAGTTCATTAGTCTTTTTTTGTTCAACTAAGATGTCATCAAAATCAGCCATTTACTTACCCTGTGTTTTACTTGAACCTGTGTATAGACCAAACCATGCAGCACCAGCACCGACAACGACACTTACTAAACCACTTTGTTCCATTGAGGGTGCAGCCAAATCCATATACCATATTACCACTTTATACAAAAGGTATATATATGTAGTAATAAATAATCGTGGAAATATTCTCCACTGGTCAACCATATGTGCAAGGTCAATCCATTTTTGATATTGATTATCAGGCATGTTTCATTTTCTCCTTTTCATGTCTCTCTTTTTCCTCTTTGATATGTTCTAGAAGTAAACCAACATATATCTCTCTTTCCCACGGCATCATATTTTCTAATTCTGTCAAACTATAATTATGATGTTGCATCATTCCAAAATTAGTCTTGTAATAATTATACAGGTTATCATGAGAAAGACTCATCCTAAAAAACTTGCCAGGCCTTCCACTACGACCTCACTTTTTACCTCTGTCTTAGGATTCGTAACAGGAATGACATGACGTAATTTTGGCATCGTATTAAAGAACTCCATTATTTTTTCAAATTGTTTTCCTGTTAACTGGTCTATAAATTCAGTAATATCTTTTTCATTTATATCAATTCGACTGAAAATTTGTTCACCATAATGTATTTCATGTACGCATTGTGTTAGAATTTCAAATACTTGTGCGACTTGACTAGTATCACCTGCTATTTTTTTCATATCGTTTAAAATAGGATATTTCAAAAATAATTTTACTGTATCGGTTATCTCTATTTCATTCGTATGGCCATCAGTCATTTGAACGACAATATCATTGATGTCTACCTCTGTAGGAACTGTGGTTTTTTCATCGTCTGGACATATAACATTAAGTTCTACTTTTTCACCGATAGACTTCCCTCTTATTTGTAAAAAAATATATTCAATATCAAATAAAGGCGAACTTCCAGAATCAATTTTTTCAAAGGTACATGACTGAACTAAGTTACCCACAGTATCTATAACTTGTTGCTCACTTTCACTTTCCTGAGCCATCATCAATAGTTTTTGTTCTTTGACTAAAAATGGTCTGTATTGTATTTCTTCTCCTGTTGATGGTAAGGTCAACCTATAGGTTGGCGCATCTAATTTTGGTAACATAATGTTTCATCCTCATAATCTTTGTAACACCTTTGGTATTGTCGATGTTATCTTACTTTCTACAGTATCTAAAACTGCATCTATAATTCTATCTCCCAACGGTTTAGGTAAATGAGCCTCATCTGCTAAATCTTTCCAGTATCGATATGAAAAAGTAACTGATACTGTTTGTATTGCGTTGTTTGTTGAATAATCCAATGCTTGTGCAGCTATTGTTTTTGGAAATGCTTCAACTAACTCAACAGCATATCGTTGTCTGTCTGTTTCGTCTAGTTGGAATATTTTAATTGAACCAACATAGTCTCTGTAATATTGCATAGCCCATGTTTGGGGGTTGTATGCAAGTCGTTGCCATGTCTCAAAGAATCTCTTTTCTTTCATATCAGACGAACATTGAAACACCGCAGTAGTGTCTGCAAAAGAATACCCCTGAACTATTTCTCTGGTTGGGCCATAAATGTTTGTGTCGGGTGCGGTGTCCAGATTACGGCCAGGAAATTCAAAACTCTGACATCGTAATGCAGTTTTTCTTGCAGTCTGGTCTGCAACTTGTTCGCCCATCATTTGTGCAAAAATGTTTGTTTTACTTTTTGAAACGGGAGGGAAGAAATATGCTTCATAACGTGATGGTCTTGCGAATCCATCATCACTACGAAATGTTGCAAAAACTTCATCAAGGGCTGCAAATGCGGCAGCCTCTACAAAACTTCCTAAACCCCATTTTCCGGCCATTAGATCATTCCCCTTGAATCTCTCCAGACTTTTCTACTGGATGCTTTACTAAATTTTTGTACTGGCAACAATGTTGCAACAATAAATTCGTCTGCATCTATTCGCCGAAACGGTGACTCAACAAAGTTATATAGATATTTGTGTAAAGTGGGTTTGACCATTGGAATGTTTCTAACCCTGTTATAAGTTGCAGTTAACCTTGTTGTGCTATCAAACTTATCATTACTACTGAACTCATAGAGCTTATCAAGCAACCTTGTTCTTAATGGTATTGGTAGATAGTGCATATTGATTCCCATAAATCCACCAGAATATCTTTCCAGAGGAAGAACCAGAGGAAATCTATCGTAATATGGTAGTTTATCTTTATATTTAGGTGAATAAAAGAACATATTCAACCTACCATGAAAAGGTGTGTTTGATCGCTTACCTTCCCGAACCAGTTCAGTTGAAGTTGGAGCTCCAAACTCTCTTATCTTTTTACGAAACCAAGAAACAGAACGCTCCTGTCCTCTTGTTTCATCTAGTACTCTTTGAATAAATTCAGTTGCCATATAGTTATTTATACTTAGGGTTGAGATGATCTTCCGTTAATATCTTGAACTCCATCCCTTGATCATCACAGTATTCGGTTGCAGACTTCCACTTAGCTTGATTGATGCCCCATGTTTGAACTTCCTTGAACCATCTTCTAGTCTTTCTTTTGGGATTCTTGACAGGAGGTTTGCACTGAGCCTTTGGTTTTACTTCAATGATAAACTTTTTGATCGAACCATTAGCCTGATTAACTTTCATATAAAAATCTGGAAAGTATCGGTGTAGTTTGCCATCCCAAGGTGATAAATAAGGTATAATGACTTCTTCACTACCCCATTCAAGAACTGCATTATTGTTATCGCAGTATACCATGAGCTTACGTTCCCATAGAGAACGATATACTACTTGGTTAGGATTACCCCGATATTTTTTAGGGTTGATTGGTTTGTATGTTCCACTGTACGCCATTTTGTATAAATACTTAGACTAATAGGAATATTTATATGTCTTTAATTTTAGAAGCAACAAAAGGTCAATTAGTATCGGCCGCAAATCAGGGATTTAAAAGGGTCGTTGGAAATTTACGAGGTGTTATTGATTCATCATTAAATCGTGGAGTAACTGCTAGTGAAGTACATAACCCCCAGATTGATGTAAAAGCATTTACTTTTCCCCTTGATGTCAGAAATCCAGATCAGGGGTTGGGTAATCATGGTCACTACATCCTGTTTCACATTAACGAACAGGCAAATGCAAAAATAAGTTTTGGTCGAAAAAATGGAGCTTCTAAGGGGAGTTTCTCAATGCGGAAGGCAGCTGCCGAGCATGGGGATATTCCACTGGCAGATATAAATAGTGACTTTGCGTATCTTGTCAGAGGAGGCAGAGATCGCAGCGGAGGCGCACGTGCCGAGGCTCTCAGTCGCGATATACTTCGCCGTGGTGATGAGGATGAAATATTTTTATTTGGCGACCGTAAAGAATGGACGGACAACGCCACAGAACGGGCGTTAAGTACTGTTGCAGTAAAGAGAAAACCCACAACAAAATTACAAACTTCAATTGCACTATACATGCCTTCAACAGTATCGGTAACACATACTGCAAACTATACGGATACTGAGATTGGTTCTGGAGCTGCACAAGGACTAGAAATAATTAAGGCAATGAGTCGGGGTACGCAAAGCTTCTTGGAGACAGCGTTTAGTGATGTTGTGACACGAGACTTCGTAGACGGTCTGAGGAAAGCTGGGTTAACAGGAATTGGTCAAATCCCAGGCTTTCAAGGTTCGAGAGAACTCTATGAAATGGATCAAGGATATATTATGACAAATCGTATGGAGTTAGCATTTAAGGGTATACCAAAAAGAGGGTTCCAATATACATTCAAGATGATACCTAAAAGTGAACAGGAAGCTGAAGA